GGACAGGTCGGCGAGGCAGGCGTCCGACAGGCCCACCAGTTCAGGCGGCAGCGGGGCCGGGTCGCCCATGAGGATGGAGGGGAGGGTCTTGCGTTGGTAGAGCATCAGGGGACCACCAGTGTGCCGTTGGACGTGAAGGTGTGGACCCACCACCGGGTCGAACCGTTGAGGTAAGAGGTGACAGTGCCGCCGGTGCAGAGTTGGGTGGGGCTGGGGTAAGCGAAGATGACAACACCGGACCCGCCGTTACCTCCGGTCCCGTTTGCGCCGTCGCCGCTGCCGCCCCCACCACCACCACCGCGATTAGCAACAGCATTCCCACCCGCGCCACCGCTTGAGCCGCCGTTGCCGGCATTTCCGCCGCCTGTTCCTGCTGGCGCCCCGCCCGAAGCCGTTCCGCCACCACCGCCGCCGCCGTAATCTTGCGCAGCTCCCGTGATGGAAAGTGATCGCGCTGCGCCCCCGTTGAACCCTTGCGCAGAAGCAGTGGCGTTTGTTCCGGCCGAGCCGGCCCCGCCCCCACCCGCGCCACCGCTAAGGCCGCCGCCGTCGCCCCCTTTGTTTCCGTATCTCGGATCAACAGGAAGTCCGCCGAAATTAAGGTAGTATCCGCCTGATCCAGACCCCCCAGTGGGGTTGTTCGCATAGGTGTTTTGGCCGTCCGAACGAAAAGCGGAGCCGCCTCCAAGGGCGACGATCGCGCCGAGCGACGACAAGCCGCCGGATGTGTCGGCGTTGTTCGTAAAGAACACAGCTCCAGGACCGCCAGCCCCCACGACTACGGGATATGATCCCGGCGCGAAAAGCGCGGTGTCAAATATGACAGCGCCCGCCCCCCCGCCTTGTCCCCCGTAACTGCTAGTAGCCCGTCCGCAACCACCTCCGGCTCCACCGCCGACAACCAAATACTGCGCCGCAAATCCCGCCGCCTTCTTCCGCCCATCCATCCCCTGCGCCCGCAGGCCCATGCCGCCCATGCTCATGCTCTGAGAGCCTGCCGGGAGGGTCATGGACTGGGCGAGAAGGCCCGTAGGCCCGAGGGGCTGGGCGGGCATCAGTAGGCGAAGCCCTGCGCGTCGAACACGATGCCGGTGTTCGTCACCGAGATGCCGACATACAGCGTCTCGTTGGCGGCCAGGATCAGGGGGGAGGAGTCGGTGTAGCCGAAGTCGCCGCCGGTCTGCGCCGTGGTCGTCGCCACCGTGTAGGCCGACAGGAGGGCCGACTTGATGAACCGCTTGGTGGTCCCGCCGTCAGGGCTCACGAACAGTTGCAGTTCCGTCGCCGTGTTGGTCGCGCGGGCAAGGGCCGTCAGGCGCGTGATCCGGGCGCCGTTGCGGCTGGTCCGGCTGTCCTGCACCGTCACGGCGGAGCCGCCGCCCGTTGCCGTCGAGGTGGCGTTCGAGCCGTGGGTCACCGTGTAGGTCGAGGAGGTGAGGACCGTCACCTGATAGGCCCCGGAAGGCGTGATCCCGCCGACCGCAGAGGCCCCCGCGATGGTGATGGTGTCGCCGGTCGCCAGCCCGTGCGCCGCCTGCGTCACCGTCACCGTGGCCGAGCCGTTGGTCACGCTGAACGGGTTGGGGTTCAGCAGATAGACCGGGGCCAGCAGGACCGTGTTGGTCGGGCTGTCCGTGTAGGTCGTGTTGGCCGTGGTCGCCACAGCCGTGGCGCTCCAGGGCGTCTGCGGGGTGACAATGGAGTTCGGGGTCACAGGCATGGTCAGGGGTCCCTAGAGAGCCGCCGCGAAGGCAATGGCGAGTTTCGTGGCCGTCGCGGTCTTGGCGGCCTGATCGGAGGCGTAGTCGGTGATGTTCGAGGTGGTCAGGACGGGGATGCCCCACGAGGCCGTGGTCCCGTCCGTGATGAGCGCCTTGCCGGCGTTGCCGCCCTGCCCCGGCAGGCTTCCGGCCGCCATGGTGAAGGCCACGCCGTCCACATAGCCCTTCGTGGCCGCATCGGTCGCCGCCACGGGCGTTCCCACGCCGGTCAGGACCGCACCGCCAAAGGCCGTGATGAGGGAGGTCTTGTAGTAGTTGATGCCGTCCGGGCAGTAGCAGAAGCCCACCTCGCCCGCCGAGAACGAGGCCGAGGCCCCCGCGCCCGTGGTGATGACCACCGCGCCCGAGGCCGTGTTGCGGACGAAATACAGCTTCTTGACGCCCGGGGCCGTGATCGTCCCGCCCGTCCCGCCGGTCACGTTGATGGCGAGGCAGCGGGCCTGGTCCGTCGCGCCGTTCACGCTGGTCAGGGTCACGGAGCCCGAGACCGACAGGCTCACCGCGCCGGCCAGCGCGTCCTCCAGAAGCTGGAAGACGCCGTTGTTCAGCGTGGTCCCCCAGACGTTGAGGTTGTCGCCGGGGGCCTGGTAGTTCAGCCGGAACGAGGCGGAATAGGTCGAGGGCATTTAGAGGGCGCTCCCGTCAGCCCGCAGCCAGGTGTAGGTCCCGGCCACAGGCGTGCTGATGGCGATGCAGTTGCGGTCGGTGACGTGGATCATCCCGCCCCGCCAGTTGTCCGCCGGCGGAAGCGAGGCGAAGGCCACGGAGGCCAGGAGGACAGGCTTGGTCGGGACCGCCTGCTCGTTGATGGCGTCCTGCATGTCCTGCAGGGTCGCCGCGAGTGGAAAGCCAAGGGTGGGAGAAACCGGCCTCATTGCGGGGTCCATCCCTCCGGGGTCGTCGTGATCGGCGTCCAGATCTCCGAGGTGTCGGGCTGGGCCGTCCAGGTCTCGGAGGTCGAGGCCTGCGGGGTCCAGGCTTCCGGGTTGCCGGCCTGCGCCGCCCAGGTCTCGGGCGTTTCGGTTGGAACGCCCCAGCCCGTGACCAGCGCGAGGCCAACCAGAAGGTCCGCAGCCTCCGTGACCGACAGGACGGCGAAGGCCGACTGCCAGCCCGAGGCCGCAAGGATGTCCGCCGCCTCGGTGACGGCGAGGGCGCCCGAGACCAGCACGCCGGCGGAAGCCGACAGCGTGTCCGGGGCCTCCGTGATGGCCGCGGAGCCCTCATGGAAGACCATCCCCGACGCCGAGACGGTGTCAGGGGCCTCCGTGCGGGCCAGCGAGCCGGAAACCAGCACCCCGGCGCTCGCCGAGAGCGCGTCCGGGGCTTCGGTCAGGGCCGCAGAGCCCGAGACCAGCACCCCGCCCGCCGCGCCCGTGTAATCCGCAGCCTCGGCGATCGAGGCCGTTCCGGACACAAGGACCGCACCGGAGGCGGAAAGGGCGTCAGCGGCCTCCAGAATGGCCGCATCGCCCGTTACGGCGCCGCTTGCGACCGACCCCGCCGCCGACACCGTGTCCGGGGCCTCGGTGACGCTGGCCGAGCCCTCGACCAGGACCCCGCCAGAGGCCGAGACGGTGTCCGCCGCCTCGGTGATGGCCGCATCGCCGGTGATCGTCCCGCCCGAGACCGAGCCGGCGGCCGAGACGACATCCGCGCCCTCGGTGATCCCCGCCGAGCCCGCAACGAGGACCTGGCCGAGCGCGTCGAGGGTGTCAGGGGCCTCCGTGATGGAGGCCGTGCCGACAATGTTCCCCGGCGCGAGCTGGGGAGAAAGCAGGGTCAGGAGCATGAGCCTAGCCCCCGCTCAGGTTCAGGTGAGCGAGCGCAGCTGATCCAGCGTGGCCTGCGTCTCGGCGATCTGCGCGTCCAGCGCGACCAGCAGTTCCACGTCGCCGTGGACGACAGCCGTGGTCCGCTGCCCGTTGAGGGTCGCCAGCTTGTTGGTCATCAGGCGGATGAGGTCAGTGACGGTCATACGAGCACCACCAGTTCCTGGCAGACGGTTGAGAGGTGCGACTGGAGCAGGACGACATCGTAGGTGTCCGTCCCGTCGATGGCGCAGTAGGCCGCCATGCGTCCGCCGAGGGCCGCACCGCCCGACTGGATGAAGTCGGTGTTGGTGTAGGGCGACAGGACCCGGTTCTGCACGTCGAACCGGAAGAACTGGTTGGCCGCCGAGGCGACGTAGGCGTTGACGTAGAACATCCGCCCTTCGTTCTCGAACGGGGCGTAGCAGCCGGTGGAGCCCGTGCCGATGGTCGTCGTGTTGCCATCGTAGGTCACGGCGCCGGTCCACGTTCCGGTGATCGAGCCGGCGATGTCCAGCAGGTCCAGCGTGGTCGTCGCGCCGCCCCGGAAGAAGTAGTTGAAGCTGTGCCGGGCGTTGCGGGCCGGATCGGGCTGGATGCCGAAGGACGGAGCCCACATGCAGCCCGCCGCGTTCGCCGCCGGGGCCGCGCCGAAGTAGGTGGTCGACCAGGCGTTGGAGGCGATGCTGTTGGTGCCGTTGTTCACGGTCGCGTCGCCGTAGTTCCACGTGTAGGTCGTGGTGTTGGCCGTGGTCCGCAGCACCATCAGGTTCGGCAGTTCGATCACATACTTGGCCGAGGACGAAGGCTGCGTCGTCCATGCCGTGCCGAGGGTGTAGACCGGCGAGGCCCCAGCCGTGTGCGAGGCGATGATCCGCCGCTGGCCGACCGCGCCGGGGGTGGTCGTGTCCTGCACGACGCGGATCTGGAAGTTGCGGTATTCGTTCGCCAGCACGACCGCGTCACCGCCGGAAGCCTGCCCGGTCAGGGTGGAAGCGCCGGAGGCCGTGGCCGCCAGCGCGTTGACGCCGGTGTCGTAGAGGAACGAGCCCTTCACCAGCCCTTCGCCGGGGGCCATGTCGTAGGGCGTGAACTGCTCATCCAGCACGAGGATGCTGGAGTCGGTGCTGAGTGTGGCCGGCAGGTTGGTGATCGACAGGCCGGTCGAGAGGGTGTTGGCCGCGACCTCGAACGAGCGCCACGAGTTGGCCGCCAGCGTGCCGGACCCCAGCATGAACAGGCGGCCCGACAGGATTTCGTAACGGGCGCCCAGAGCAGGCGTGAAGGTGAACGCCGCATCGACCGTGATGGTCGGGGTCGTGCCGGCCGTGTTGCCGACGATCCAGCGTTCCTCGGTCTTGCCCGCCGTCGTGTCGATGATGCGGAGCTTGAAGCCCTTGTCGCCAGACCCGCCACGGTTGGCGAGCATGTTGAGGCCGACCGCCGTGGGGAAGGCCGTCGAGATCACCACCGAGGTCGTCGTCGCGCCCGCTGCGATGGTGCCGACCAGCCCGAGGGACGGGGCGAAGGCTGCGGTCGAGCCCGCGCCGAACGTGCCGGACAGAACCGGCGAGGCCATCGGCTGCCAGGCCTTGGTGATGATGTTGAAGCGGTTCAGGACCGTGTTGGACAGCAGGTTGTAGACGAAGGGGTTCCGCAGCAAGCCAGAGCGCAGGTCCGAGACCATTGAGGCGGCGGCGTTGTGCGCGTTCGGGCTCGGGTTGACCTGCCGCCAGACGAGCTGATCGATGACCTTCTTGAACGTGTTAGCCATTGGGTCCTCAGGTGATCCGGGCGCGGACGCAGGCCGCCCAGGCGGCGCGGTTCTGGTCGTAGACCATCATGCTGGAAGGGAAGCCGGAGAAGCCGGTCAGGTTCTGGAGCGTGTTCAGGGTCGTGACCGTGGAGACGGTCGTCACCGTCGAGACCGTGGTCACGGTTCCGCTCTCGACCACCACCGTCCCGCGCTGCCGGCCGAGCGACTTGTCGTAGCCGAGCGGGGCCATGAGCATCTGCAGGATGCGCAGAAGCACGTTGCCGGCGTTGTCGTCCTTGACCGGCATGGGGTTGGTCGACGAAACGTCCGTCGCCGACCCGTCCGCGCCGACGCCAATCTTGACGCGCTGGTGCAGGACGCCGCCAATGTCGTCCGCCGCAACGGTTGCGCCGGATCCAGGTGTGTATCCGACGTTGTCAGCCATCAGGCGTTGCCTTCGGTCACGGCGAAGGAGGTCACGCTCACCGTCTGGCCCGTGGCGATGGAGGTGTTGTTCAGGTTCAGGTCAGCGCCCGCCGTCGACACGTCGCCGTCCATGATCGGGGTCGTGCCGTTCGACTGCCACAGGCGGAACCAGGAGGCCGTGCCGGTCGCCGCTGCCGTGCCGTTGCTGATCGCATTGGCCGTCAGGACGCCGCCGGAAGCCGCCGCCGCGAACGCCGTGGCGTTGCAGGTGAGCTCCACCAGCAGGGTCTGGGAGGTGATCGCGGTGTTGGGATTGGCCGGGCGCGTGCCGTTGTAGATCCGCAGCTTGGCCGAGGTCCCGGTCTGCGATGTGACCGTGTCCATCTTGGCGTTACGAACCGCCGTCGCGTATTTGATAGCCATTCAGGATGCCTCAGAAGTCGGAATAGATGCTGTAGCGGCGCTGGAGGCCGCGCTGGGGGAACTCGGTGCGAAGGACGCCGACCACCGGCTTGTCGGAGCGGCGCATTTCCTCCAGGGCCTCGTCGAACAGGGCCTTGAAAGTCGCCAGCGCCTCGGGGTCGCGCAGGAAGGGCGCCGCCGACATCAGCGAGGCGTAGAGGTAAACGTCCGGGGCCTCGGCCAGCAGCCAGTTGCTCGGCGCGGCGTCGGACAGGGCCGGGACCTTCCGCATGTAGGCCAGGGACCCGACATAGGACTGGTCAGGCGCGGGCCAGAGTTGGAACTGGTCGCCGATGATGGTGACGAACCGGGGCGTGTTGCTGACGCTGTTCTCGGCCAGCGCCGCGCTCACCTGCTCGGGTGTCGCCAGCATGAGCTCGTAGGCGTTGCCGCCGGTGTCGGTGATCCGGAAGGACTTGAAGTCGAGGAAGTCCGCCGGGACCGCGAAGAACTGGGTGTCGATGTTCGCCGTGGCGATGACGCCCTGCTCGCGCGAGCGAAGGACGCGGTTCACCCGAGTCTCGGCCAGGGTGATGAAGTCGGGAATGCGGGCGGTCAGGTCCGACCGGTTCAGCCAGTCCGCGACAGCCGACTGAAGCTCGGAATAGGTCGTGATGGCCATGGAACCCCCGCGAAAAAGGGGAGAGGCCGAAGCCCCTCCCCCCGATCAGTCAGCTGGATCAGCTGTTGTGCAGACGGGTGGCCAGCTGGGGCCGCAGCGTCTTGTAGCCGTAGAGGACATCCAGACGAGTGGGGAACTTGTCGTTGTTGATGTCATACTGGCGGACGACCCGCATCGAGATGCCGTCCATGACCTCGCGCGCGGCGAAGTCCACGCCACCCGGCATGACCAGGTCGGCCGTCGCAAAGGCGAAGGCTTCCTTCTGGTAGAGCAGGGAGGTGCCGACCGCCGTGGAGGCCGTCCCGAAGAAGGTGATGGCCGCGGTCGCCGAGGTGGTCGGGATGACCACGTTCTGACGGCCGCCAGCCAGCACGATGGCCGGGCTGAACGACACGGTGCCAGCGCCGCCGGCGTAGGCCGCCGTCACCACGAACTGCTGCAGGGTGCCGGTGTTGGCCTTGGTCTCGGGGTGGACCGAGAACACGTTGCCGATGGTGAACACGTCACCCACGGCCATGGCGCCGGTGCCGGTGGCCACGGTCATGGTCGAGACCGGGGTTTCCGAGATCGGCAGGACGCCCACGAGCGTCGAGGTCGTGTAGGACCCGTTCGCCGCGCCGCGCGTGTGCTTGGACCACATGGTGTTTTCGACGAAGTCGAAGCCGGCGGTGCGGCCCATGTAGCCTTCGCGATACTGCTTGGCGATGCCGGAGGTGTCGTTGAACAGGCCCTTGAGCGCGTCCACGAGGTTCGCGTTGTCGAGGGTGTTCAGGTTCGCCGTCCGGTCGTTCAGCGGGGCGAGGGAGGTCTGCAGGAGCGAACGCCCCTCCAGCACCTTGGCCAGCGTGATGGCCGAGGCGCCGTTCCAGACGCTGTTGAAGACGTCCTTGTACATGTTCATGGCGTCGGCCTCGATGGAGGCGGCCAGCACGGACATGGCGGGGTCCAGGATGCGCTTGGAGAAGTCGTCCAGCGACAGGGTCAGGTCCACCGAGGTGAAGTTCAGGTCCACGCCCTTCTGGGTGGCGACCTGGAGCGTGACCGAGGTCTCGACGGTGTCCTGGGCGGACAGGGTGGCGCCCGAGCGAACCGTGTATTGGTTCGGCAGGCGGATCTTCAGGCTGTCGCCGATCTTCGCGCCGGACTTGGCGAACGAGTCGTCATAGTCGCGGACGATGGAGCCGACGAAGTTCAGCTTCTGGTGGAGGACGCGGAGAGCCTCGCGGGTCACCGCCGTGGGGGTCAGGATCGTATTGGCCACGATCAGGTTCCTTCATGGGAAAGGCGCGTCATCTCGACGGGCCGTGTGATGGGGGTCAGCGCGCTCCGGCCTTGGCCAGTTGCGCGTTTCGGCGGCGCAGCCATTCGTCCGCCGGCAGGCTGTCATCGAGGCCGGGCTTGTAGCCGCCTGCCCGCTGGCCCACGGCCTTGGCGGGAGTGACAGAGGCCTGCTTGGCCGCTTGCTGCGCCTTGGTGGCCTGGGCCTTCAGCTTCGCCAGTTCCGTCTCGGCCGCATGAAGGCGGGCCAGCACCTTGAAGGTGCGGGGATCCGCCGTGCCGTCCGGATTGATGACGCTGTCCCGAAGCTCCTGCGGGGTGATGCCGAAGTTCTCGGCAGCGTATCCCGCAAGGGTCGTGACAAGCTGAGGGGACCAGCCCTCGATCTCGCGCGA